TCATCACCAGTGGTCCCAACCTTAGGAAGGCCTGAGCGCTCAGCGCTGAAGATCGTCACGAGTGGCAACAATGGGAAGCTAGCTGCTTCACCCATTGGATTGCCTGTGGTGGTCTCCTTGAACGGAAGTTCGTGCACTTCATCCCAGAAGTCGGACCAGGCTTGCACAAGCAGCCACGTGTCCTCTTCTGGTACTGGACCATTTTGCCAGTAGAAGGTGTTTTGAACCCCCCCTCTCCCGAACACACTTCGCTTAAACTTCTTAGTGAAGGTGTCAGCGACATCGGGGTACGCTTTCTCCCAGTCTTGCGAAAGAACGTCAAGATAGGGATTGTCGGGCGGCGTAAACTCTCTATCCCTGTAATCATTAGGGGATATGAGATGCCGTGGACCAAAAAGTACCGGCAACCATTTCCGGTATTTTTGAAGCGTAGGATGGAGGTCAACGAGCTCTTCATAGAATGTTCGTTGTAGCCAAAAAGGATGTAAATCCGTGGCTGATGTCAGGTCTTGGGAATACCAAGGACCAGGCACTCTCCCGAGTTTAATTTCGGGAGCTCCTCCAAGACTTTCGCGGGCTCTACTATCTTGTTTCAGATGTAGGTCTGCAGCCCGGCGTAGCAGTTGGGACACGAGAAGCACAGCAATAGGTGCCATCGTGGGATACCGAGTCTTTAACCCGGCCTCCGGGGCCCCGACCGCCACGAAAGGAATTCCATCTTTCAAGCGGTCAAAGGTCCAATCCACTGCTCTCGCCAATGCCTTTTGGTAGACTTTACCTAAGACTGATACCTTGTTCAATATGGCAAGGTTCTCGAGTGTCTTTTCAGACATCTTACGAGACTTATCGTCTTCATCGACCGCTGATAACCAGTACGGATCGAGAGGATCAAATAAGATCAGTTCAATAGAGGTATGTTGTGGCACATCTTCGTCTTCGTCGAGTACCACATCGTCTTCCTCAGGCTCTGCCTTCATAAGCGCCAAACCCAGGCCTACAAGGTCCTGGATCGCTCGTGTCACCCCTCCATCGTTACGTGTGTAACCGAGGCAGGCACCCGCCGAAGCATCGGTCGGGTAACTGCAGTCCGCAATGGACTTTGGGGTGTACTTGCGAAGGTACTCATGGCAGAACGTCCGCCAGCCGACCACCTCTGGGGGTGGTTCGGAACACAGCCTGTCTACAAGCTGTCCGTAGCCTTTCTCTATATCGGAAAGGCCCGGTGGTGGCATTGCGCGGCCCACATATGAAAATATGAGGCCATCGTGCTTCCGCTCAAGAGTCCGTAACAAGGCTTGACGGGGCTTTTTGCCACCGAAAAACCAGGACCGAGCGAATCCACTTAGCAATTTGACTTCTTTAGCCGCTTCCATAGGTTGCGCCAAGAGTCTGACTTTGAATCGTCCCAGTTCGCGTCTGAGGTTTGAGGATACGGTCCAAACGGTACCTTTCCCCTGCCTTGCACGAACTCGGGAATGCTCATGGATAAGCTGATACGAAAGTAAAAGCCCATTCCACGTTGCGAGCATGAAGCTAAGGACTTTTAAGTTCCTTATGTAACGCTTGCGATTCTCGTCCGCTTTCGGAAGTTTAGCGAAGGTCGTGAAAGTTGACTGTGCGACAACTGCCCAGTGGGCGTTATCCGTCAGAAATCCTTTTCGACCCGTCGCCGCGACATCCAAAATGCGCGTGCGGCCAACAACAACTCCATCCTCAAACTCAAACGTGCGAGAGTTCGCAACGAGAGTAGGTGGAAACCGGAGTAGAGGAGGAATCCTCTTGACACAAAGACCTTCAGACACACGATAATAATCGGCGTGCGAAACTTTGTTAGTCATGTTGGAGACTAGTTCTTCTTGTTCAAAAGAATCAAGATCCTCTTTGCTAAGCTTCTCAGCTTCGTAAAGTGGTGTCAGGGGTTTTCCCATTGACTCGAACAAGTCTCTCTCGACCTTGGACATATCGTCCTCCTTTCCCACGACACTAGGAATAGTGAGTGGGTCAGACACAAGTTCACCCGCATCACTGTCACTACAAGGCGACGGCGTGCGGGAAACAGAGGTATTATTACCTGTGTCTACTTTTGGCAAGTTGCCGGACCGATTACGGTTCCGGCCACCTCTCTTGCCGCGTCCAGATGACCGCGAACTGTGGTCACTGGAAGAATCTGAACCTATATTAGGATCCAGATCTAGATTTGAGTCTCTTCCGGGACTCTCTCCTCTAGAGGAGAATGCGTTGGTTACAGTGTCAAACGACATATGTAAGTCAACA